CTTGCGCTTGCTGCTGAGCTTGCTGCTGGGCGGCCTGAGACTGGCTCTGCTGGAGCACCTGCTGCGCGGCCTGGGCCATCATGGCTGCGAGCTGCAGCTCGATCTCTGGCGGCAGCTCCTCGTCCTGCGGCGGCAGGGGCATGCCAAGCTGCTGCTCAATTTTCTGGCGGTATGCAAACCCAACGTGCTCTGCGATGTGCGCCGTCATGGCTGCCTGAATCTGCGGCGCTTTCGGGTTCTGCCCAATAAGCTGCATGATGATCGGATCCTGCATGGCCGAGGTGTGGACCTTGATATGGGACTCATGGTCCTGGTACATGAACGCCTTGAGCGGCTCGCCCTTGAGCGCAGCCATGTTCTCCGAGACGGGGTCTCGGGGTTTCTGGTCGTCAGGCAGCGGCACGAGCTCAGCCGCGTTCTTGATGCCCAGCACCTCCAGCATGCCCCTGTGCAGCTTGGGCTGGTCGTAGATGTCCGGGGCCATCTGCGCCATCTGGATGACGGCTTGGTACTGGACGACCCGCTGGCTCATGGTGGCCGCGTTGGGGTCGCTGACCGGGATGATCTCGACGTGGCTGTAGTCGCCCTTTTTGGCCTTGCGCTCCGCGTTGGCCGGGTCGTAGTCGTAGTCCTCGTCCGTGTAGTCACGGATCAGCCCTGCCAGCAGCTTGAGCTCCTGCTTGAACGAGAAGTGAAGCCGCGCAGAGACGGCCGTCATCACTTTGAGCTGGCGCTCCAGCAAAGCCAGCGTCGTGCCCACCGGGGCCTGAGCAGACATGTCGCTGACCTTCATGTCTGCGGTGGCTGCGAACCTGCGGCCCTCCTCGACGATCTTGTCCATGAGCCCGGCCAACACAGCCGACGGCTCTTTGTACGGCAGCGGCAGGATGTTGTCCCGCAGAGCCCCCGAAGAGATGTCCACATCCCGAAACTCGCCCGGAGCGATGGGTGTGTCGTCGCCTTTGATGCGCAAACCACGGGTTTTTAAGCCCCCGGGCAGGTTCGACAGCGTGCCTGCGTCCACCAACTGGCGCATGATGCTCGTTGCGCTCTTGGCGTAGCCCCCGATCAGGTGAAAAAGCCCGAACCCGTACGCCCCAAAGCCCGGAATGTACTGGTAGTGCACAAAATGCTGCCGTTTGAGGTGCAATCTGTCGTCTGGCGTCCAGTTTCTGCGGATGGCCAGCACCTCGTTGCTGCCTTTTAGCACCGTCACCACGTACGGCAGCGTGATCCCCAGCGGTTGGCCGTCCTCGTCACACTCTGTGTGCTCGTCGCCCTTGATCACGAGGTCCGCGTGGCTCTCGTACAGGGTGTATCGGTCGTCGTTAAGGTCCGAAAAGCCCGTCTCCTTGTCCTTGGCCTGCTGGATGTCGGTCTTGCTCTTGTCCGGCTCGGGCAGCTCGATGTCTCTGTAGAACCCCGCCTGCTGCAGCTTGATGATCTCGCTCTTGGTTTTGCGCAGTGTGTGCGTTACACGGTAGCAGGTGTCCAGGTCAGTCGTCCCGTAGGGCAATATGATGTCCTCGGCGGGCACAAACATGCTGACTTGGCGTCCCAGGTTGGGGTCGTAGTAGACTTTCTTGAACGCCGAGCCCGTGGCCGGCAGGCTCCAGAGCATGCGCTCGTGCTCGGGGCGGAACTCGCGCATCACCTCGGTGAGCTCGTAGTTCATGTCGTCCTGCACCCGCTCGGCGGCTTCCTCCTTCTCAGGCGTCTGCTGGCCAACGATCTTGGTCTTGACCGGGCCCTGGGCCGGGAACGTCTCTGTGATCGACTCCGACTGGAACCTGACCACCGCCTCGGTGATCATCGGGTGGAACACGCCGCAAGCGCCGTCCCACGGCTCCGTGCGCTCCTCGTACTGCAGCCCCAGCAGTTTTAAGCCCTGCACGTAGGACTTCTCCCACTCCTTGCGTGAGCCCAGGTCGTTGTTGATATCCTCGGCAAGCTCGCCAGCCAGCGTCGCCAGCTCCCCCTCGTCCAGCTCGTCGGCAAGGTTGGCCGCGAACGGGTCTTCAGCTTCCCCCGGCGTGATGGACACGTCGAGATCACCCGCATGGATGTTGACCTGCTCGGGGTCAATGATCTCAATCTCAATGGGCTCCTCGTTTTGAGCAAGCTCCTCGATGCCGGTGGGTGCGCTGTAGAGCGCCTTGTCGATGTTGGTGGCCATTGTGTGTCCTTAATAGTACGCCCGCGCCCGGCGTTTGAAAAAGCGTGGCTCGTCAGGCTCGTCGCTGTCCAGAGCAATAAAGCCGCCTTGCCTGAATCGTAGCAGGGCCTGAGACGTGGTGTCCACGTAGTCGTCGTTGTCTCCGTTGGGGAACGACGCCACCTCCTCGATGACCTCCCGGGCCCACCGGGTGTCCGGGCACCAGACCATCCCCGAAGCAAACAGGTCCGCGATGGCGTTGACCCGACTGATCTTGTCGTTGCCCCGGCTCGGGTTGGTCTCCTGCGCCGGTATGCCCATCTTGCGCAGCTCCTGTATCAGGGGTGCGCCAGCGGCTTTTTTCTCGATGATGAACGCGTCGGGCTGCCAATCTTTGTAGTGCTTGAGCGCCACGGTCTTGAGCTCGGGGAACGCCATCCTGTCCTTGAATGCGTCGAGCAAGATGATCTGCGCCTTGTCGTCTTCTTCCTCGTTGTAGAACACGCCCCAGGTAGTACAGGCACTGTAGTCGGCGCTGGTTTTCGCTTCAAACGCCGTGTCCCAGGACTGGATGACGTAGTCGCAGCGCGGTGGCTCGTCGGGCTCCCATATGCGCCAGAGCTTGCGGCTGATGATTGCCGCCGTGTTGGACACCGGGTTCTGCATGTACTGGGCGTTCCAATACTGCGGGTCCAGCGCGGCTTTCTTCTGCTTGAGCGTCTCCAGCGGCCACTGCTCGGGCCAGAGCGATTTCTCGTTGTCCGTGTCCTCGTTGAGGATGGCAGGCAGCTCCACCACCTCCCAGGGCTCAGACTCTGGGTTCTTGGTCTGGTAGTCGAGTAAGCGTCCGGTCAGGTCCAGCTTGCCCCACCGGGTCATGATGATCAATATCGCGCCGCCCGGCATCAGACGCTGCAGCGGGCCCGTCTGGAACCACGACCACGCGGTATCGAAGGCGAGTCTGGAGTTGGCCTTTACGTCTTGCTCACTATGAGGATCGTCAATGACAAAGAGATCAGCACCACGGCCAGCCAGAGCGCCACCGACACCAGCAGCGTAATACTGCCCGCCTGCGCCTGTGGACCACTTGCCCGCAGCTTTTTGGTCGTCCGCCACAACTGTGTCAGGAAATAACTCATGGTATTCCTCGCCTTCGATCAAATTCCTGACCCGGCGTCCAAAGTCCTCAGACAGGCCCGCCGTGTGCGTGCCCATAATGATTTTCTTTTCTGGGAAGTTGCCCAGGAAAAATGCCGGGAACAAATATGAGCTGAACTCAGACTTGCCCATACGTGGCGCAATATTGATGATGACCCGGCGCTTTTTGCCCTCGATCACATCTTTAAAAAGCTTGGCCAGCTTCCTGTGATGGGGCCCGACCTTAAAGCCCGGGTAGACGGACTTGGCAAACTCGATCATGTCGCTGCGTGCCAAGTTGCGCTTTTGGTGCTCGGCGGCTTTCTCCAACAACTCCAGTGCCTCAAGCTTCTCCTGTGTGGAGAGCTTGCTCATATTCATGAGCAGCGCCTTGGCCTGTTCAGGCGTCAGCGGTGGGTTGGTCGTCATTAGGGTTTTCCCCAACAGGAGTCACATCTTCAATATCAGAGGGCGTGGCGTCTGTGATGTTCATGAACACCGCCAGCTTCTCCTTGAGCTTCTTGTCAATTTCTTCTTCCGTGAGGTCTGTCTTCTTGACCTCAATCTTGTCGGTGAACAAACCAACTTCCGTCACTTTGCCCAGCAACCCCAGCGCCTTGAGCCGTATATTTGAGTTGGGGTTCTCACACTCTTCCAACAGCTTGGCCACGGCGTACCCGCGCAACTGCTTGGCTTGGTGCACAAACTCCCAGTCGTATGCGGTCAACATGCCCACCAAATGGCGCACGGCTGCGGGGGTTTCGATCTGGGCGAGTTTGTGGTGCGCACCGTCTTCCTGTGTGACAACGGCGTTGAATGCGACCCGAGCGGCTTTTTGCTCAAGCTCCGATATGGCGGTGTCCGTGTCGGGGGAGCCCAAGGATGCGAGAAAGTCTGCGGTCGATACCTGGGCGTCGATTATTTGCGCTGTGGTGTGTTTTTCAACGGCGCGGCCCGCATCGTCGTTTGGGACGATGTCTGGCTCAAAATCCAACAGGTGATCAAGCATATGCGGGTTTGAGGCGTGAGCCCTTGCTTACCGATGGCGCATACTATACACTGGCGTTGAGTAAATAGGCAAGCAGTTGCCCGTTTGCTTTCTCCTGTGGGGGTTCCAAACCCACTTTGCCCCACTGGCTTACGGCCGGTGGGGCTTTTTCTTGCCTGTACATGTCTAACATTAGACAAAGACGGTGTTAAATTTTTATAAAAATTGTGGGGGGTAGGTGTTAAGTATTACAGAAATGTGGAGTGTGGTTGCAAAACAGTGTTCCCGTCACGTCGCTATCGTCGCAGCCAACAGCGGGGGTGGGGGTATGGTGGGGGTCGCACACGCCCACGCCTGAGCCAGCGAGAGGGCCAGATTGTCCCCATCCATAAACTAGAAGCATCGGATAGGGAATCAGCCCTGCCGATATTTCAACCTACAGGAGAAACTTCCATGTTGACTATTCAACAGTATGCAGCCCGTGTCGCAGCCACAACCCGCA